GAAATCTAGTCGAGATTCATATAATGTAACAATTTATTTATAATACTTGTGTACTAATTGTAACATTCTGTGAATTTTGCCCGTCTGATATCTTGACGAAGTGCGATCCTTATGCTATGCTCGCAAAGGTCACAACTCTCAGAAGCATTTAAATCTACATTCAATCAGATCATAATACATACAGATTCTATGCAGATTCCCCTTCGGTATAAAACACTCTTTTATATTTAAAATAACCTTTTTTAATTAAATAAAAGGTATTTGTGTATCATACAATACATAATTACTGTCCTCTGTGAGTATTCTGAGTTGCCGTACTTCCAGACTCAATTTCTTTGGATTCAAGTAAGATTGAATCATCATACTGACTCTTTCTTTTCTTTACAAATCTCAACTCTTTCCATTGATTCTCATAACATAACAGAAGAATATGTATGAATTTATGATGATTATTCTTATCATATTGACAGTCAGGTTTCTTTTTGACACCCACCTCAATGGTCAAGTACTGAGAAGTTGATTGAAATCCCTTCTTTTGTTCTGTTGGTTGACTCTTAAAATATATCCATCCCTCATCACTCAATCCATGTCGATTCCATACAACATAATCATTGACTTGGGGTACATACATTATGACACTCTCTTAATCCTTAAGTCATCAGGGTTAATTCCGTCATTAATAATTGTCTTATAAATTGCCTGACATTCCTCCTTCGTCATGTCTGGTTTTGTCTCATCCCAGTCATTCCATCCTGTGGTTGACTGTTCTTCAATTCGATACTTTGGTTCCATGATAGTTAAGTTAATAATGACTTGATTTATTAAGTCACAAATGCTTCGATGATGCCCGACTCATAATCTTCTGATAATGGAAGTCGTTGTGCCTTTTTGACATTTGGCATAATACGATCTATATATGACTCATTGAAAGAGTCATCTGCTGATAATAGGTCAAAAACCTCGGAATCCGTCTCGGCAATTACATTGACTATTCCCCCATATTCAGATTGAGGAAACGGAACCCAATAATCAACAATATAAAGATTTTTCATTAATTTGAATGTTTTTCTCCTTGCGTATATTATAATGGATTATGGAGAGTTTGTCAATCCCATTGTGGGGTCGGTTGCTTTGCCTGTGCCTTTTCAACCTTTTCATAATACTTGTCGATTGTTCCCTCTAACTCCTTATATACTGAGTCGATTGCCTGTTGATCTTCTTCGCAATGATAACCAGTTTGTTCCCATCTGTCCAAAGTATAATCTAAGGAATTGAGAATGACACTTATTTGTCCTTCCGTAAGTGTGACTTTGTGTTCTGTGTGAATTGGAATTGTCATTTGAGTTGTACCTCATAGTCAATGGATTTAATGCACCATCCTGATGCCGTTGTGACTTCTTCAATCAAGTCATCTTCATCGTCTGCTTCCCATACACCAAGTGCTAAGTCTCTCGCCTCAATTTCATCCTCAAATGAAATTGTGCCTTGTGAGTCTGTGAAATCAAACTCAACTTCGGTTACATTGAATTTCATGCCACAACCTCCATTTGTGAATAGTCATGAACTGTGGTTCTTTTACCTTCATTGTCAATCAGTATTGTGCGACTGGTCTTTGGTGTATAACCTTTTGCATCGGTTTCTCCTTTGATGTAGTTGATGAGAACTAAATGATCTGTTTTGTAACCAGTATCATCAGTCAGTATGACTACATCCCCAAGTCCGATTTCATAGGGTGAATTGTATTTCATAGGTCTCTCCCCTCTGATAGACTATTGTAGAAATCTTCTCTGCGATCTCTCTTAAAGTCGCAGTCGGTGTAGTCTTGAATGTCCTTAACCACTTCATCATAATGATCTTCCCAGTAGTTTTGTGCTTCATCAACAAATTCTGCATCTGACATGTTCTCATAATACTGGTCAAGGTCATCAGTCACATAGGCAACTAAATCATTTGTTGTCATGTTGTCCACCATTCTCTCAACTAAGAATGATCGAAGTTCCTGTAGTTGGTTATGAGTCATACCAAACTTTTCAAATTTGTTTTTGTCGTTTTGATTCATTGGATTAATGCTCATAGAAGTAAGGATGGTCATCTTCTCCAAAGGGAGATGGTTCTGATGATGAGTTTACATCAACATTCTGTTTAAGGTTATCATCATAGATGCGAATAGATAACTCTCCGTTATCTGCCATGCCATGATAACCTTTTCTGTCGAGTGCATCATCAATGATGTCGAATATCTTATGGACTTCCTCATCAGATAGGAAACCACATATATTCCAGTATCTTTCTGGGTGTGTTCTGTAAGTCATGAGTGGGAAACCTCCTTTGCTTATACTTTATTATAACCCCATATGGTTGGGTATGGGGTTAGAATGTGACAGTAATTTGACTGTCTATCTTTTGTTGTCTTCGTTGAGTGGACTGTTAAAATATGCTTTGTTCACAAAGTATAATAATACAAGTGTGAATAGGATGCCAAAGAATCCAATAATCAGTATTGGACTTTGGGGTAGGTCGTAGGTCGGTACTGTTGGCATTAATCTCTCTCCCATGTTGAATTGCGATCAGATAGAAACTCTTGGTAGATTTCATAGGAACCGACTGTATCGGTCACATAGTCCTCCAAGACTTCATAGGCGTATTCATCATATTCATCAATATGATTCTTGAGTTCTTCCTGTCTCATCAATGCCACATCACATGTGACTCTGTGAATTGCGAACTCAAACAGTTCTTTGGGTGACATGTCTCCGATCATCAGATGAGCAAATTCTCTCTTGAGATCGGCAAGTTGTTCTTTTGTGAGTTGTGTTGCGTTCATCAGTTTAACCTCCAGTTGATTTTAAGATATTCTGGGTCAAGGTGTAGTCTCTCAAACTCTTCCTGTGTGTCACTCTCAAATACAAATTCCTCTGCCATGTATCGGCAACTGACACCTATCTCTTCGGATGCTCGGAGATAAAGACCGATTTGGTCATCATTAAGTCCGAGGTCATCAACACAAAATGCGATGTCTGCGATCAGTTGATCTTCTTTGGTCATGAGTGGGAAACCTCCTTTGCTTATACTTTATTATAATCCATGAATGGATGAAATGGTGTGTGGTGTGTGACAGTTAATTAACCGCTCCACTCCTGATGCAATTTAAAATTATAGAAACTAAAATATCTACGGTCAATCAATTTAAATGAACCATAACCACTATGGAATACATAACCTTCTCCATCGCACTCCTCTCCTTCAATCAAGGTCATTGCAACCTGATTACTTTTACAACATGATAAAAGTTCTTCTTTGATCTCCATAATCAAGTTGTAGAATCCAACCAGTTGACCATAACCAGAATCTCCATAGTCATCAGAATCAATTTTTCTACCTTGTTTGATGTGCTGATTCAATTCATACTGAAGTGCCTTTGCCATGTCCTTGTCAAGGAACTTGACCAACTGAGCAATTTGAAGTGCAAAGTCAACTCTCTCCTTAAGAGAATCATTGATACTCATGATTGCAAGTGGTTGATAAAAGAAAGTCTTATCCGTACTTTCTAATTGTTCATAGAGTGGTATTGCAATGGTATCACGAAGTGCATTGAGACTTGGACTTGGAACACATTGGTCAATCTCATACTGTGTATGGGGTGCAACTATGATTGTCTGTTGTACATTCTCAGGAAACACATAGGTAACTGTATTCGGTTGGAAAGTGTTGTCTCCACCAAATCCAAGAAAATCTCCCTGATAAATGTACTCTGTCTTCGGTAGACTTGATAGACAGGCATGTAGGATAATTGCAACTAATCCCTTATGGTTGTTGTCAATGTCCTTATGAGTATAATTGATCTTGATTAACTTTTTGTTGAATACTGACTTCGTACCAACAAAAAACTTATGAGTGACAGGATGAGTTCCCCACACGATTGCAGGCGAACCATCAATCTTGACTGATATATGTCCGTGTGGTGCGACTGTATAAGACTTGATTGCTTTGAGAAAGTCAAGATTACCAGTTAGAATTGTATCTTCTGGGTGTTCAATGTGTAAATTAAGCATGTGGGTCAAATGATCTTAAGTATATTATAGCAAATAGAATTAGGATAACAAGTATCAATAGTAACTTTAACATTAGAATACTCCTGACAATGTGAGTTGTTGCTCTGTGTTTTCTTCAGTAATATTTACAATTTGCTCATCATAAATTCCATAGTCTGTAACTATGTCATCGTATGAACCATTTTCAAATTGTTCAAGTGCATGTTCCTTATCTCTTGCACGAATTGTGTAATCAACATACACATAGTGTTTAGTTTCAATGTAAAACTCTTTTTCTGTTTGAACTGTCATTATGCAACCTCCTGTAAAACTGCTCTTCTCTCAATTACAAAATTTCTGACTCTCTCTCTGTCAAGTGAGTCTCCGTCTCCCCATGTAACGTGGGTGTCTTCTTCACATAGGTCAAGATAGTTAAGAGTTGCAAGTGCTAACTCTTCTCTGGTCAATCCGTCAATCGGATATAATACATCTGGGTGTGATGGTGAGTAGAATGACTCACAATAATCAAGAAATTCTTTAAAGTTGTTCATGAGTGGGAAACCTCTTTTGCTTATACTTTATTATAAACCCTACCAAGTAAAATTGGTAGGAAAGTTGTGACACTAATAATAGTGGCACATATTAGGGGGTTACTATCATACCCTAAGTTAAAATCAGGGGTGTTACAGACGATCCTGAGAGGAGCAAAACTGTATCAATATGTACAGTTTGACCTATTTCTCTTTACAAGTGCATATTTTATCTAAATTTGTTAATTTGTCATATAATATGCTATGACTGTTGGAAGTAGTGGCATCATTCATCAATGATGCCATTAGAATTTGTATTTCTCTTTTTGATAGGTCAACTAACATGCTTACCTCATGTATAAGTATCCAGTATTCCAAGTTACAAAACTTGGTGTGTGCATCAATGTCCTGTCTCTTATCACTCTCATGTCAAATCTTACATGTTTCGCTGGACTGCTCCATGATGCTGCCATGTAAACTTCCCCTGTGTTTTTGTCAACAAATGAATGAACACTTCCATCATGATAACCTTCTTTTAGATTTGGGTAGTAGTCATTGTACTCACGATAATTCTGCTGTATTATTTTATAATACCTACGACCTTCTTGGATACGAAACTTCATTAAGTTTGCTGTTCCGTTCTCTAACTCATCCAACTGCTGTTGAGCATACTCAGGATAATTACCTGATAGATTTCCGTTTAATGTTCTGATGTGATACTCTTTGTAGTTCTGTGTGATAGCATCACAATACTTCTCAGTCCAGACTTTAACATTCTCTTTGAGTTGTTGTCTGATTTCATTTCTTTTGATAAAATCCTCTAAGGATTCGTTTTTGGGTAGGTTGAGTTCTTTTACAGTCATTGGGATTTGTTTGATATACTTTATTATAAGGCATTTTGTACCCTATGCGTGGTAGTGTGTGACACATTAATAACTGGCACTAAATATGTGACCTTCTCCGATTTCTATGTAATCATGTCTTAGGTTTGCTTCCCAAGTTCTCTCCCAATCGATCACAATCCAATGTGGCATATTGTTTGATATGTAACCACAATCTTGGCATATCTGCTCTGCAAACTCCGCACCACTCTCATATTGACCTTGATACATATCCTCAAAATTTTCAACAGCACTCACATCAAAATCTTCTATGAACTCATCAACCACTTCCTCATAGTCATCAACAAGTCTGCTATATGTTTCATAGTGGTCTCTGAAGTTCTCCTCTCCATGCTCTTCAATGAAATCACACATATCGTTGTACTCCCAGTTGTAGAGTTCATTATACTCATCAAGAAGTTCCTGTGTCTCTTCTTGCATTTGTCCTGTAGAAAGTCTTGCCATAGGAATAAGGGGATAATTGGATGCGAGAAACAAAAATCATAACTAAGATGATTTTGTTTCCCCACTATTATATTAGCAAAAAAATACCCCCTGTGTAGGGGGCTTGTGACACTAATTAAACTGTCCTAATCATCATAGACACGACACTCAAAAGCGTCAGGATGGTTATCACAATATATTTCTAAATGTTTATCCTCATGACGAATATGCCAATCATTAATCCGACCATCATTTGGTTCTACCACATCATCTTTATGATATACTTCATAATCTGCATGTACTTCTTCGAGTTCTGACTTCTTGTATTCTAACATACCATGATTGATATGCTCCTTATCATCTTTAGGGTCAATGTAAACCTCGTGGGTTAAATCGTGTTTAATAGTCATAGTAGTTACCTCCTGTAATATTTATAGGATGTCCAAGTCTTTACCAACTTTAAATCTCGTAGGTATTTTTGGTCTTATTTTGATTGACCGATTGCTACTCAATAGGGATAATAATTCTCGTGAGTCTTGTAAATAAATGTTATGATGTGTGATTTTGCTAACAATCGTAGATCGAATACAGTTGTATATCTCTTCTGGTGTAGCTTCACTATTGAGTGCTTCCTCAACCCATACACTTAGTTGTTCAAGAGTGTAATTCTTTTCTTGATTCATTCCGATCATTTTTAATAACTTCACTTATCATATCTTGTATTTGTTCGGATGTCAACTGATTTAAAAACATCCAATCGGGGTCTTTTTTATCCCACTCAACAGTAAATGAACCATTATCATTTTGATTTATTTTAAGACTCATCGCCATTTTGAAAGGGGTTTTGTTTCTATTAACTTTTGTGTTTCGATTTCATCACTTTCGTCAGGATTTGTATGGTATGTAACTTCCTTTAATGTTTTAAGATACTTAAGTACATGCTCTCGTATCTCCATCAAGTCATCATAACATCCCTGATTATGGGCGCAACCACGCAAGTCAGAGTCAGGTTTTAATACTGATTCAGTAAAAAGATCTAATGCCCTTTGATACTTGACAGATGGTGTTTCATCCCCGATTGAGTTTTGATCGTGCATTTTTCTCTTTTTTAATTCCCTTTTGTATGTATATCATAGCACATTCAAAATTCCTTGAGAAGTGTTCTATGATACCATTGTGTATTATGGCAAACTTCTTACCACTTGACGGAACTGCCGCCCACATTCCATCCTTTGTTACATAACCAGTTGGTTGACCAACTTCGGGGTCTAGTAAGGATGGAAATCTGGTAGGACAAAACTTCTGATAGTTAGAACCTCGCATTAACTCCTAAAACTCTTGCGTTTGGATTTCTTGCGACTGCAACTTGTCTTGCTTCATCGTAGTTACGAGCATGTACATCTTCTGTGAAGACCTTACCTGCTACAAATAACTTAACCTGACATCTCATTAAAAGAACCTCCCTTTAGTTACATAGTTTACAATACCGATTGATGAACCAATACAAAATGTCATCAATGCCAATGTCAACACAAATCCTTCGATCATTTTTTTCTCCTTTGTTTACCTTTCTATTATATAATATCCAGAATGTTTATGCAAGTCTCTTGTGACACTTCTTGAACTGGTTTATATTCTTGCACTCTCTTCTCAATTAAGTTACCATAGTCTTCATGTAGTTCACAACCAATATAATCACGACCTAGTGATTTTGCGACTGCTGCCGTAGTTCCTGACCCCATGAATGGGTCAAGTATTATATCTCCCACCTGACTCCCTGCTTTAATGCAAGGTTCAATTAAATCTGGTGGGTAGGTCGCAAAGTGTGCTTCACGATATGGTTTGTTTGTTACTGACCAGACAGATCGTTTATTCTTTGTTGGATATGATTTTGTAAGTCCCGAATGTGGTTGTAGTCCTGTTCCTTCGTTATGGTATTTTCCTTTTGTTCTGTCTCGTGTTCCCCAATCTTTTGCGGGTTCTTTGATTGCTTCATTATCGTAGTAGTACTTTTTATTTTTACTAAACAAAAATATATATTCGTGCGACTTCGTACATCTATCTCGTACACTCTCTGGCATCGGATTTGGTTTATGCCATATTATATCTTGTCTGAGATACCACCCATCTGCTCTCATTGCGAAGGCAAATTGCCAAGGGATTCCGATAAGGTCTTTTTCTTTGAGTCCTTCGATTCGATTTCCTCTACGAGGACACACATCTGGTAGGTCTTGCTTTGTATTTGAGACACTTTGTTTAACCAATCCTTGTCCTTTTCCAGGTCTGTAATTATAGTAACTGTCGCCAAGATTAACCCAACAAGTTCCATCATCTCTAAGCACATTGCGAACCTCCTTAAATACTGTAATTAATTGTTCAATAAATTCATCAGGTGTTTGTTCCTGACCAATTTGGTTTTGTTCTCCACCATAGTCACGCAATCCGTAATATGGTGGGGATGTGATGCAAGTTCTTGCTTGCTCGTCAAATTGTTTGAGTGTCTCTCGACAATCTCCATACAAAATTGTGTCTCTCATCTTCTTAGAAACTCATTTAGAATCCAACTACTGCTGTTCATCTTATCATCTCCACCAACACCCCACTCAAAGATAACTCTATCGTTTTGTTGGAATTTAAGATACTCAGGAACATTAGTGTCAATTCTGTCTCCACCATTACAGAATATCACTTTATCATACATTTGTAAACACTTGTATATTGCCATGTTAGATGAATCGTCAGTATCATCATATGTAATTGTCAAATCAACTGGTTTGAGTTCTTTAACGATTGCTCTTCTCTCTGACATCGGTAAGAAATACTTTCCCTTCTTACGAATCAACCACTCATCAGAATTTAATCCCACACATAATGGTATGTTTGGATTTAGTTCTTTTGCATTTTTAAAATATGCGATGTGACCTGTATGTATTGGGTCAAATCCTCCTGTAACTAAAACTATTGTACTCATAATAAAACTGCGACTTTACTTGTTGCAATAATCATTAAAAATGTTAACATAATTACTACATCCCATTGTTCATGTTCTATGTAGAATGGAATACAACATATGTCAGCGATAACGTGCATAATCGCACCATAAAATGCTGATACATGTAGTATAACAAAATATGCTGCAATAATCAATATCGATCCTGTGATTCTTGATATAACTAATGGTTTCATTTTAAAAATTTAAGAATTGTTGATCTGCTTGTTGATATAAGTATGATAGATTAATTGGTGGTAATATAGGATTTATTTCTCCAATATTACACTCATAGTAATCTCCTTCTTTAAGTGCTATCATAGCACCATCAGCACCTTCTTCATACAAACTTCTTGCGTGTTCATCTTCCACAACTACAACTCTTCTTGCTGTAAGGTCAATGACAAGTAACCAATCAAATGTGCTGATTTGTCTGAAATCTTCTACAGTTTTTGTTTCACTTAAAAATGATTTAACTTTAAACTTTTTGGTTGCTTTTGGGTCTTTAACTTTATAAAAAAGATTCTTACCCATCTTGAGTTCAATTTTTTTATCTTCCCACTCAAAGTCATAACCATTTTGGTCAACTCTGTCAATGTCAGAAAACTTGTCCAAAGCTTTCTCTACCATAGTTGCCCTTGCAAAGTTATCTGCATTTGATGTGAATCCTTTATCGGAATATAAAGAGTCAACAACTCCAAATACCCGATTCCAATCCACCTTTGTCTCTAACTGTTCAATAAAATTCATAATTAACCAAATAAATGTATGTTGTAGTGTTTACGAACTGGTGGATACTTGGGTTTGGGTTTAACCTTAACCACTTTGTATATTTTTAATAGTGTGTCTGTTTTCATTTTGTTACCACCGAAGTTGCTGCTTGACCTTGATTGAATATCACATCAACAACTGCTTCGACCTTTTTAGCAGTGGAGATACCAACCTTAGAATAGACAGGGATGCAGACAAGTCCAAATACTTTGTCAGCATTGCCCTTACGAATGACTCTACCAATCGTTTGTGAGATACCTATGTAATCCATAGACCTCATGAATAGAACTGCTTCCAGACCATTGACATTGATGCCCTCTGAGAGTATGCTGTGATGTAGTACAACAAACTTCTTGTCGTTTCTACCCCACTCATTAAGTGTATCAAAGAATGTCTCTCTGTCCACCTTTTCTCCATCAATAACTGCACCAGTTTTAGATGTGATGAACATGTAAGAGTAACCACGAACTGCCAACTGTTTTACAAAGTCAGTCTGTGATACAAGTGCAACAATTTGTTTTGTTGACTTAGCACATATTAACACTTTGTCCTTATCTAGGTTGTCAATGGCATCAATCATCTGCTCATTGTCTCTGTCTGCAACCAACTCATCTTTCTCAAGTATTCTGGTCTTGTAAACTTCGACCTTTGGTGGTAGTATGTAACCTTGCTTGACCAACTTAGGTGCAGGTACTTGACATATAACATTACCAAAGATGTCAGTATCATTCATACCAACTTTCATAGGTGTGAGACTATGCTTTGGTGTTGCTGTAAAGAAGTATGATCTCTCAGCATATATTGAGAAATACTCAACTGCTTCAATGAAGTTCTTTTGAACTGCATTATGTGACTCATCAAAGTATATTGTATCTACATGAATACCACTCTCTTGCACTCTATGAAGTGAATGATATGTGGTGAAGATTATCTGATTACTTACAGCATTTTTTGTTGACCATACAGATATTCTGCTTGCATCTGTAGTTGAATAATGATGTGTCTCACCACTATGAACGTGCAATACTTCTGCATTATCAATGAACTCAAGAAACTCTGATGATAATTGGTTGGCAAGTAAAATGCGAGGTGCAACAACTACAATGGTCTGACCCATGTATGATCTACTAAATTCATTCATAGCATCATCAATCATACACATTGTTTTACCACCACCTGTGGGAACAATTATCTGACCTTTAGTGTTACGAAGCATTGCTTTAACTGCTTGCTCTTGATGTGGTCTTAGTTGCATGTAAAACTCATTGATATGTACATATCATAGCACAAAAAAACCCTCTGTGTAGAGGGTTGTGACAGTTTCCCAACTGATCTCTTCTAAAAATTTATAGCATCTCCCGAACAAACCATACAAAGGTATGTATATAATTTTAAATTTTAAGAGAATGGATTTCGAGTTTCAAGACTCGCTGCCATCCTCCAATTACGTTGGGGAATATCATTCTCATTTCGAGGACAATTATCATCATATAGAACTCCATCCACCTCTGATTGTTTCTTTGATACACCATATCCTTGATAATCCAACCCAACACAAGATGGTTTCACACCATTTAACCAATGTTGAACTGATATAAACTTACCCTCTCTTTCTGGTTTCACAACAGCACCATGCAAATCATTATTATTAACTCTTATACATCTATATTTTTTATAGTAATAAATATCGGGATGCTTTGGATACACCCATTTCCCAGAGTGACTAAAAAACATATTTCTTCTACCTGATAGTAATATCTCGTATGAATTTATGTTTGGATGTGTGTGTTCTGGAACAACAAACATTTCTGATTTATCAGATTGAAATTGAAATATTTGCACTTGAAATTGTCCATCTCTATGATGTAAATATGAATTAAATCCCTCAAGATCATATATTCCGTGGTCATAATTTTTTAAATCAACATTTTTTGCATCTCTTACACCATCAGAATCAATGTAATCATTTAAATATCTTTTTAACTCTTGATCCTCTTTATTCTTCATGTTCAAAAAATGCAAGATAACTGTTATCATCAACTATTATATTATATTCTTTATCTTTTTTCAAGTCACAATATGTCATTTCATCTAATGTTTGATTATTTATTTTCACACTCCCTTGATAGCATATTAAACAAGAATAATTTTGATTTGATGTAACTATACCAGTTTCTACCAATCTTCCGTTCCACTTCTCATTCTTTCTCCAAGGATTAAATGAGATAGTTCTAGTATTTTCATTCATTTTCACACCAACAGGATAACTTAAATATTTTGTTATGTCATATAACTTTTTATGATGTGATGAGTTTAATTCAATCATTTCAGATTTATTAGAATCAAAATCTAGTACAAAAATTTTAAAAATACCATATACACAAAACAAAAAATGTGCATGCCTTTCAGAAGAATCCTCAAAACCAACAAATTCTTCCTCTGCATGATGAGTACACAAGAAGAATTTTGGAGTTCGATATGTTCGATTAAAAGTATTCATTCAATTTCAATTTTTTTTAATTTTCGAGATGATATTTTTCTCGTACAACTGTCACTATCCACAGATATAATTTTTCCAACATAATCCTCCAAATTCACACTATTTGGAATCTCGTGGGGTAAATTTACTGGTAAAATATCTTCTTTTTTTTCTTGTCTCAATATTTTTTGATATCCATGCTGTCCAATTGATTCAATTAAATTTTGATTATCAAAAGAAGTATCAAATCTATCAGTCGTAGTTGTTTTTGCGGGGTAATCAGATATTGATTTTGGTGCATTTTGTCTACAATATCTTATCACAACCTGTTTTGTCTCAGGTAAATACTCCTCTATTTTAAATATCATCTTCATTGCTGCAACATTCCCCAAGTTGTGAGTATATATTTATTCTGTCCTATGGGTGGATTACCTCGATGGACGTGTGTAAACCCTGCTGGCCAAATAACTACTGTTCCTTCAACTGCTTTAATTCTTCTATTTTGATACAAGAACTCAGTTTCACCACCCTCTTTAATTGTATTGAGATATGCTTGAATTACAAATCTTCTGGTTGCCGTATTAAATACAGCATTTTCATAATGCCAAGAATGAAAACCACCACAAATCGGTATTCTTTTTGCCTTTACATCATATAATAAAAAGTTTGATTCACCCAGTAAACTATAATCTTGCAAATAATTTTCAACACAACCTTTTATCATTGGTAAAAAAGACCTAACCAATTTATCTGATGAAGTTAGGTCAAAAGAATCATCATTTGAAAAATTAATAGTTTCATGATCTCGCTCATGTAACTTAGTACCTTCCTGTATAATTAATCCTTCTCCTCTTAAATAATCAATGTATTTTATCCATTCTTCACAATATTCTTTTGATAAGGCATTTTCATAAATCGTAATAAAATCAGTTAGCATAATAATTAATTAAAAGAACCGTTCGCAGTGCCTCCATTTCTACCACCAACAGTATTTCCTGTGATAGTGCTATTGTTTGCAATAGATTCACTGCTAAAATATATAGCTTTTCCATCAGAACCTGCATTACCAGGTATGCCAGGAGTTTGTCTATATGCTCTGTCATCTGCTCTAGTTCCACTAGTTCCACCCACAGGGGCATCATTTATGTCACCACCAGCACCACCAGCACCA